AACGGTTAACATTGTTATATGGCGTTCACAAAGCTCGACTCAGGCATCACGGACTCGACCATCTGGCAGGCGCCAGACCCTATCAGGCTGGTGTGGATCACCATGTTGGCGATGAAGGACTGGCACGGGTACGTCGGCGCTTCCATACCGGGGCTCGCATCACGGGCTCGCGTTTCGCTAGAGGACTGCCTTGCGGCGCTCGAGATGTTCAAGTCTCCAGACCCGTACAGCCGCACTCAGGATCACGAAGGCAGGCGCATCGCAGACGCAGATGGCGGGTGGGTCTTGCTCAACAACGACAAGTACCGAGCGGTTCAGAGCGAAGAAGACAAGCGCGAACGATCACGCCTTGCAATGCAGCGACTAAGGGAAAGCCGCAAGGAAACTGTTAACAATGTTGACAAGGCGTTAACCAAGTTACCACATACAGATACAGATATAGATGCAGACAAAGAAGAAGAGCAAGAGATAGCGCCCAAGGGCGCTCGCGCCGTTGCGCCTTCGGCGCTACCGCCGCCTGCACTTGCTGGCGACTCGAACGTGAACGAAATACCGACGAAGGCGATCGTGGAGCTCGCGCTTGCTTGGGAACTGCCTGATGCGTGGGGAGTTGATGCCGAGTCTCTAGGTTGGAAGCGTGCTTCGATCCTTAAGGAATCGGAGCGTTTCAGGCAATACTGGACCGTCGGAACTGGCAAGGGCAAGCGAAAGTCAGTCAGGGGATGGCGGCAGAGCTGGTCGAATTGGTTATCGAAAGCGGAGAAAATGGCATGAGTTACAAAGCTAGAGAGTCGAGAGAGTCAAGCCAAACCGAAGGTTATGTTGTTGGCTATTCTCCTGAGTTGATGTGCTGTGCGCATGGTTGCCCTAACCGTTGGTCTGTTGACCCGCCGCGGGCCTGTAGCGCGCACGCATGGGCCGATCCGCACGACTGGCCGAGGATCACCCGGGAACAACTTGACGCGGAGATCGAACGCGACTTTGCCAAGCGGGCGCCGAAGGAAACGCAGCGTTTCATAACGCCGAACCCTGAGAAACTGCACCGCTATCTATCTCAGATCGCGCACGGTATTCGCATTGGCGGGTCAGACCCGAAGGCATGGGCCTACGTGCTGAAAGAGCGGGAAGAAGCTGGCGAGCACCTGACGGAATTCCAGAAGCAAGCCTGGGGTGAGGAATGATCCCGTGCCTTGGCGGCGGCCGGCCGGCCCCTGGCTCAGACACCTGGGGCTGCAAGTCACGCGAGCACTGCGCGAACTACCTGTCCCGCGGCCAGCACCCCGTAGAGCGCCTGTGCGGGGCCAAGGAAGAGCCCGAGCACGGGAGATGCGGGGTAGCTAGCCTAGCCACCCCGCAATGCCTCCTAGCGCCTCTGTCACCAGTCGCTGCAATTCGGGGTCCGTTGCCGGACAACCGTGACACTCAGGCAGCTACCGCGCACAACGTGGGCGCAATGTAAGCGGTCACTAACATCTTGTCAATAGTTATCCCCACTTTATAAACAAGCGATGGCTCAATACCAGCAGGCTCATGTGTGCGGATTGCACTGCACCCTGCTCGAACTAGTGGACGGAACATCCGTATGTTCCTACTCCGAGGCGTGGCGTCACGAATGCGAAGCGCGGACAATCCTCGCCATGCGCTCCAACGAAGGCCGGCGCGGCGCATTGCTCGCAATCGCACGCCTACGCGGCAAGCAATCCGCAGACAGACTCCAGGACACCATGATCGATCTGAGTCGAAAGGCTGGGCACCAGAATGAGTGACCCCGTCGAATTCACCGTCCCGGGCCCGGTGTGGGACTACGCAAGGCGGGTGGCATGAGGGCAAGGCTGTTCGTCCTCGCACATCCAGAAGCCCGCCGCCGTGCGCTGGCAGCCGTGGCCGAGGCGCCGGGTGGGCATTGCGTCAGGATCAGCGAACCCAAGCGCACAGACGGCCAGAACGAACGGTTCCACGCCATCGTGGGCGATATTGCCAAGAGCGCGATGACGTGGGCCGGCAAGCAACGAACCGCTGCCGAATGGAAAGTTCTGATCGTGAGTGCCCATTCAACCGCGACGCGCCAGGGTTCGGAGATGGTGCCGGGTATCGAAGGCGAATTCGTGAACCTGCGAGAGAGTACGGCACTGATGAGCGTCAAGCGCGGGGCAAGCCTGATCGAATACGCAACGGCTTTCGCGCTCAGTAATGGCGTAACGTTGCATGACCCGCAGTTTGAGGTGGAGGCATGACCCGCAAACTGATAGCCGCAATTGACCCCGGAGTTCACACCGGCGTCGCAGTATGGGACAAGGTTGATCGTCGGCTCACGCTAGTCACCAGCATGGGCATCATCGAGGCGATGCAGACGGTTCGCGTCATGTGGGAGTTCGGCTCGCTGCATAGCGTAGTATTCGAGGACGCGCGACTTCGCCGATGGTTCGGTGAGAAAGGACGTGAGGCTCTGATGGGCGCTGGTTCTATCAAACGCGACTGTTCGATCTGGCTCGAGTTCCTGGGTACGCTTTCCGGGCTACCATACAAAGCGGTCTCGCCACAGAACAAGGGGCGCAAGCTCGACGCCTCTGCGTTCAAGAGGTTGACCGGATGGGACGGTCGGACAAACGAGCATGGCCGCGATGCTGCAATGCTAATATTCGGGATCTGAGAATGCTAGACTTCAACCCCCACAACTACCAGGAACAACCAGAATGAGTATCAATGACCTGATCGCAAAGGCGAAAGAACTCGAAGACCTGCAACGCGTCATCGCAGAGAAGATCGAAGTCGCCCTTGCGAAGTCTGTCGCAGTAGACGCGATCAAGGCGCAAATGCAAGCGGCCGGCGTGACGATAGAAGACCTCGGCTATGGCAGCATCAAGCCCGCAACAGCCAAGCCCGCCACCATCAAGGCCAGCACCAGCCGCAAGGGACAACGCATCGAACCGAAGTACAGGGGGCCGAACGGCGAGACCTGGAGTGCCAGGGGCCTTAAACCCAGGTGGCTCAAGGAGGCACTCGCTGGCGGCGCAACGCTGGAACAGTTTCGTATCGCAGCCTGAAGTGAGCATTAAACCGGGCCCAAAGCCCACGGCAAGCCGGCAACACCGCTATCATGGTCGGCAGTCACTTGACGCGGATCAGCACCGGCACAATCCTTTCTGTGGGCCGGCAAGCGGCGGGCAGTGGCACTGAGCGAACACTGATATGCCAGACACCATCGAGCGAGAGGCCCGAATAGCCGAAGTGCTGGATAGGTTGGCAGACGGTGAACTGCTGTCCGAGATTGCTGACGACATCGGGGCAAGTCGTCCAACCCTGTTCAGATGGCTGCATGAGACGCCCGAACTATCGGACGTTTACGCGCGAGCAAGGGCAGATGGCCTGCTGGCTAGAGGCGAGCGTTTGAGCAAGAAAGCAGCGCGTTCTGTCACCAGACTGCCTAGCGGCGGGCTTGATGCTGCTGAGGTCGCCCAGCTGCGGCTCGAGGTGGACACTGACAAGTGGTTGCTGGCCCGGCTGCTGTCAAAGGTGTTTGGCGACAAGACGCAGACCGAGTTCAGCGGCAGTGTTGGGGTGACGATCCAGGCCAGCCCGACAGACGAGAACATTTGATCCCGTTCAAGTTCACCGATAAGCAGCTTGCAGCGCAGACCCTGCTGAGTGGCCCGGCTGCGCACTGCATGCTGTTCGGTGGCGGGCGAAGCGGCAAGACCTTCCTGCATGTGCGAAACATCGTCATGCGGGCACTCAAGGCGCCTGGCTCGCGGCACCTGATAACCCGATTCAGGTTCAACCACGCGAAGCAGACCATCGGGTTCGATACCTTCCCGCGGGTCATGCAGCTATGCTTTCCGGGCGTTCCGTATCACATCAACAAGACCGATTGGGTTATCGAACTGGGTGACAAGTCCGAGATATGGATCGGGGGCTTGGACGATTCAGAGCGCATGGAGAAGGTACTCGGCTTCGAGTTCGTAACGATATACCTCAACGAGTGCAGTCAAATATCGTGGTCGGGCGTGCAGATGCTTCTCACGCGACTGGCGCAAAAGGTCGAGCAAGTAATCAAGGGCAGACCCCCGACGCTTCTAAAGCCCCGGATGCTGTATGACTGCAACCCGCCGAGCAAGGCGCATTGGACGTTCAAGCTGTTCAAGCAGAAACTAGACCCCGAGACGAAGGAACCAATCCGCGCCCCGGACAACTACGTCAGTTTCCAGATGAACCCACGAGACAACGTGGAGAACCTCTCGCCTGAGTACCTGCAGAGCCTGGCGATGCTCTCGGGCCGGATGCGGCGCAGGTTCGAGGATGGCGAGTTCGCGGATGCCACGCCGAATGCGCTGTTCGATGAGGGCATGATAGACGCCTATCGCATCATTGAGGGTCAGCCGCTGCCTGACATGGTTCGCGTCGTGGTGGCTGTGGACCCTTC